AAGATACGCTTCCCCCTGGTGTGGCGGTGATCTGGTATGTGGAATCGCAATTTTTTAACAGGCCTATAAAGGATGCGCTGGCCACGCATAATACAGCCCGGAAAAATGCCGGGAAGCAGCAGCTCGTGATCCAAACAGACGAGCGCGACAAGCCCAATAAATACACACGTATCGTCCGGATGGAACCGGCATATAGCAATAGCGAGGTAGTGTTCAACATCGACGAATACAATAACGAGGATATGATAGAGGGCAATAATCAGCTAAAAGGGATAGAGCCGGGATATAACGGCCCGGACGACAGCCCGGATGCGGATGAAGGTGCATGGTTCTACCTGGATGAACACATCCCGGGTCGCGACTTTGTGCCAATTATAGGTAAACAAACAACTAATAAAAGGTGGTAATATGACAATTTTCGGAATGATGGCAAGTGCCGTTGGAGCAGTATTCTCCGGGGGTATTTTAAAAGTTTTGGTTGACAGGTTCAGTATGACTAAAAACGAACAGTACAGTGCGCTGATCATGCTGGTTGAACAACTGCAAAAAAATGTAAATGAGAATAATGACGAGATAGCAGAACTGAAGCGCGATGTAAGGGAATGGCGGGATAAGTATTATAAGGAGTTTGATGAAAAGAACAAGCTCTCTATGGAGGTGAACAAACTTCGCCTGGAGCTGCAAAAATTCAATAACCAACATAAAAATTAAGCAATGCCCTTTTTAACAGACGAAGATTACGATGTACAGACCAGGTCTGAGTTATTGGCTGTAATTGCCGCAAGTGCCACGAGCAGGCCGTCAGCCGAGTTGATGGCACAAGCCACCATTACCGAATCATTGAACAAGAGATTTGACACCGCCGCCATTTTTGGAACTATAGGCGATGCCAGGAGTATCATCGTGATCATGTACATGATCGATATTACCCTGTACATCCTGCATTCAAAGATCGCTACCAGGGCAATGCCGAAGCAAAGAGAGGAGCGTTTCGCGGCTGCAAAGGAATGGCTGAAGCTGGTAAGAGATGGAAAGATCAACCCCGATTTGCCGGAATTGGCCAGTGCCGAAGACGACGAAACTTACCTGGGCAGCGCAGGAAGTAATATGAAAAGGTTTATGGACTGGTAAACACTGCTTAAAAACCGCTTAAACTCCCACACAACTAAAAATTTTAATTATATGATGAAATCCATTTCAGAATACCTTAACCCTTTTAAAAGGCCGGAAACGCATACCGATGTGATCAGCAATGCGGCTTACAAGGATATGAAAAACGACCCTGCCGGGTTTATGGTATCGATCATCAAGCAACAATACTCTTTATACAAAAAAGAAATAGAACATTACCTGATGGCAAGGCAAACAGCCATCAGCGTGATCAGGCCGCGCCGTTACCTGCTTTACCTGCTTTATAAGGACGTGATGACCGACCCTGTAATAGCCGGGCAATGGAACAACCGGGTAAACCGGGTGAAGAACAAACCGTTCAAGATCGTTGATGTAAATACCCGTGTTGAAAACAAGATCAAGACGGCCTACTTTAAAAAGAAATGGTTTTTTGACTATGTGAAGTTTGCTATGGAAAGTAAAACACATGGTGCTTCATTGATCTATACAACCAAACTTATCGGCAATCAAATTAATGCGGTAGACATTGTTTTACGAGATCACGTGGTTCCGGAATTCAACCAGGTACTTTATGAAATATCGGACGAGACCGGGCCGAATTACCTGGAAGATCCATTCAATAAATACTGCATCCCTGTCGGCGATCCTTTCGATCTGGGCTTATTGGAAAAGATAGCCCCGCTTTACATTCTCAAAAAACACAGCTGGCAGTCCTGGGATCAGTTCGAGGAAATGTTCGGCGTACCTATCCGCTGGGCTAAAACAGCCAGTACCGATAAAAAGGTGCAGGCGCAGATCACCAAATGGTTGCAGGATATGGGCCAGGCAAGCTATGCGCTCTTCCCTGAAGGAACCACGTTCGACATCAAAGAGAGCGTGCGCAGTGATGCGTTCCAGGTATTTAACCAAAAGCGCTTAGCCTGTAATGAAGAAATTGCGATGATCATCAATGGCCAGTTCGAAACAGCGAGTGCATCCGGAAGCCGCGCCAAAACAGCCGCGGTAGTGGCCAGCACGCAAGATGAACTAACCCTCGACGACCTTCGCTTTCTGTACTACAGTATCAACGATGACCTTTTACCACTAATGCAGGGTTTAGGTGGATATAACATCAATCCGCTGACAGACGATTTTGAGTGGGATATGAGCGTTGAGCTGAAGCCGCTGGAGAAGCTACAGATTTACGAGGGAGTTAACAGCATGGGTTTCGAACTGGATCAGGAAGATATCACCAATACCTTCGGCGTAAAGATCGTGGGGAAAAAAGCACCTGCACCGCCGCCAGCCGCCCCGCACGACCCTACATCAGATTTTAACGATCCCCCGGTTACACAGGAGGACGACCAGCCAAAGCCGGGCGGCAATAAGAATGATCCGACAAACAACGCCATTGCTCAGGTCTTAAACATGCACCATCAAATTTCAAAGATTTACAGCAATGTGCAATAGGTGCGGGAAAAAGGAGCATATCGTTATGGCCACCAAGTTAAAAGACCTGGAGCCGGAATTACAGCGCGTTGCAAAACTGATCTATGCCGGGAAGATGAAAGCCGGTGACGTAGATAAGAAGATGATCCGGAAGGTAGCCGAGCAACTGATGCGCGGTGTATTCACAGGCTATGGTAAAAGCTTTGACGATAAGCTTACCGCTAAAGAATTCAGCGTACTGCAAAAGGTGGAGCAGAACGTATATGTTTTTTCGGGCTTTAAAAACTACCAGGAGCTAAAAGAAGCATCTATGATGCTGATGGATGAAAAAGGCCAGTTTAAGGACTTTAAACAGTTCTTAAGCGATGTTAAAACAGTTGATGCAACCTATAGCGAGGTTTATCTCGATGCGGAATATGATACGGCCATCGCCAGCGCACAGGCCATCGACCGCTGGGAGCAGATCATGGCTGACATCAAGCACTCGCCTAACCTCACTTACCGTACTTCGGGCGGTGACGTTTGCCCGATCTGTGCGCCGCTGGATGGCCTGACGTACCCGGCTAACAGTCCGTTTTGGGACATCTATATGTACCCAAATCATTTCAGGTGCGCCTGTGATGTGGAACAAAGCGATGCCGACATATCTGAAGTACCGCTGAGCGACCTGCCGGAACTGGCACCGATGTTCCGTAATAACGTAGGAAAGACCGGAATCGTGTTCCCTGAGTCGCACCCTTATTTCCAGGAAGTGAGTAAAGCTGATAAAAAGAACATCATAGCAGCAGTAAAAGAAGTTACACCGGAAAGAACTTTAAAACAAAGCATAGTTGAGGAGGCAAGCTATAAGGTAATAAATGCTGAAGCTGATAAAATAATCAAAAATCAGATTGAAATTTTAACGAATGACTATCCTAATAGTACATTAAAAACATTTTATGGGATAAGGGGGAGAACATCCATTGCGGAGGCAATTACAGGGAAAAATATGGGTTTCAATCCTAAGTACTTTAATAAACTTCAACACTTTGAATCGGTTATTAAAAAAAGTGTAGAAAGCGGTCATTTTCATAAGTCAATGACCATTAACGGAATAATAGAACACGAATTTGGACATATACTAACCTCCGCCGCATTGCCAATTAATGTTAAAGGTGAAACTGAATTTAAAACCGAGTTAAACAAAATATTCAATGATTACAGAAAATCCTTAAATGAAAGCACTAAAAAAGGAATCAAATGGGTTGATAACCCAGATTTCATTAGTAAGTATTCTCACACCAATTTGCGGGAGTTTGCTGCTGAATCATTTTCCTATGCAAGATCAGATAAGAATGCAAGCCCCTACGCCAAGCAAGTTTTAAGTCTCATAAATAAATATTTCAAATAATGGATGCGAATTTAATATGTTTCAACTGCAAAAATCTAAATGAAGACGGCTTCGGATGTAAGGCATTTCCTGACGGTATTACAGTGGAAATAACTGACGAAGGATTGCCACATGACAAACCCCTTACAGATCAGAACAACGACTTTGTGTTTGACCCAATTAAAGAAATAAAGAATGGCTAAGGGTTTAGATTATGTAATAAACCTGCTCGACGGCAGCTCCAGCGGGGTAGAGAAAGCCAAATCAAAAATAGGCGAGGTAGAGAATGCCGTTGACGGCGCACATGCCAAGTCTAACGCCTGGGCAAAAACAATAGGCACCATCGGCCTGATGATCGGAGGGGTATTTGCTACCGAAAAGATCATCGATTTCGGTAAGGAAGCACTCAATTCGGCAAAAGAGATCCGAATGGCCAGCGCACAGGTAGCGCAGGGAATTACTACTACCGGCGGCTTTGCCGGTAAGACACTCGAGGAGCTGAAGTCTAAGGCCGAAGAACTGGAGCATACGACCCTGTTTGGCGACGAGCAGACAATGGGTGCCGATGCGCTGCTGTTAACGTTTACCAAAATACGGGGTAATATTTTTGACCAGGCTATCCCTGCCATTCAGGACTTGGCCACCCGTATGGGCGGCGAAGGCCCGGCAGACCTGAAGGGCGCAGCCATACAGGTAGGCAAAGCACTGAATGACCCGTTACGCGGGATCACCGCGTTACAGCGTGTTGGTGTGTCATTTACCCAGGTGCAGAAAGATCAGATCGATAATTTCGTATCCCATAACCAATTGGCTAAAGCTCAAAAGCTGATCCTGGCTGAGTTGAACACAGAGTTCGGCGGATCGGCGGTCGCTGCACGGCAGGCCGCAGGGCCGCAGGCTGATCTTAAGGTGGCCTATGAAAACCTGTTAAAGGCGGTAGGGCCGCTGATCTATGAGGGATTAACACCACTCATTAAGTACATGGCCATAGGCGTAAAGAAGATCGTGGAGTTTGTAGAGAAGTTCGATGTCCTGGTGGATATCACCAAAAATAGCTGGCAGTGGCTAAAAAAGAATGCCGATATGTTCGAAGACCTGGCTATCGGTATTGGAGTGGCCACAGTGGCTTTTGCTGTAGCTAATCCAACCGTACTGGTTTATACCGGCGCGTTGATTGCTAACGGAATAGCACAGGCAGGCTTAGCAGTGGTTACAGGGATACTTACAGCGGCGCAATGGGCTTTAAACGTAGCCCTGAGCGCCAACCCCATCGGGTTAGTGATCACTGCGGTCGGCGCACTGATCGGGGGGCTGATCTACGCTTACAAACATTCGGAAAACTTCCGCGCCGCTATAGCAGGGATGGCTGAGGTGGCAAAAAGCACGTTCCCTATTTTTAAAGGCCTGGGCGACATCATAGCCGGGGTATTTACGTTCGACGCCTCGAAGATCAGCAAGGGATTCGGCGAAGTGTCCAAAGGGATCAGGGACTTTGATTTTAAGAAATCCTTTATCAAAGGAGCTGGTGAAAGCCTTAAAGAGTCGGCTGAACAGGAGAAGAAGGACAAGCAGCAGGAAGCCGCATTAAAGATAGGCGGTGTACCCAACACGCCGTTAAAGCCACCAGGGAAGACAGGTAAACAACCTGCTCTAACAACAGGAGGTACCGGCGGTACAAGCGCTTCGGGTGGAGAATCGGCAGCAGGCGGTCGCTCAGTTAAAAACCTTACCATCACTTTTCAAAGTATGATCAAGGAATTTACCATGAATGTAACTAACCTGCGCGGAGAAGACGGCACCCGCTTGCGCCGATTGATTGAGGAACATATTGCGGCAGCTGCTGCCGATGCTGAAATATTAGCCGGAGACTAATGAACAGGCATGGACACGAATTCGACAAGCTGATAAAAGCTTACCAGGAAGCCAGGCCCGAACTGTTGCAGAAGGCGGCTACTATGGCCGTAACCTTTTTTAAGGAAAACTTCAGGCGGCAGGGCTTCCTGGACAAAACGCTGCATCCCTGGAAAAAGAGATCTTCCCCGATCAGCCAAAAGCCGATAGAGATCAACCGAGGAACCCTGCGGCGTGGTGTAAAGAAAAAAAGCATCAAAGGCACTAAGGCTGTAGTCGGCTTTGACCCGGCTATCAAATACGCGGAAATACAAAATGATGGCGGCGAGATCGAGATCACCCATAAGATGCGCCGTTTCTTTTGGGCTATGTATTTTAAAGCCGCTGGCGGAGTGGTGTATAACCGTAAGACCAAAGATGCGGCAGACACGCCTAACAACCGCAAATTAAACGCACAGGCCGAGTTTTGGAAAGGGATGGCCCTGACTAAAGAAACGCACATTAAAATACCGGCACGTCCTTTTATAGACGATAGCGCCACGCTTTCAGCCGAGATAAGCAACATGTTTGATACTGAAATTCTAAAATTATTTACCAAATGAGTGTAAAAGGCGACATATTCAGGCAGCTATCAACCTACCTGATGGAAACATTACAGAATTACGATCCGGTAGCGCACCCTGAAGGGGTATTCCTGCCGGAAATGAACTTACCCGGACTGGCATGGGTTGACAAGCAAATGGGACAAATGAACCATCCGGAATTATCACAGTTAGTGCCGCTGCCTGCCATCCTGATCGGCTTTCGTAAAACGACCTGGAACAGCGAAAGCAGGCGCGTACAAAAGGGCGATTCCGTGCTAACCTTTTGGGTGTATTTTGAAAACTATGCCGACAGCTTTACCGGGTCGATCAACCAGGATATCGCTTTGCGATTCTTTGAATTTAACGAGCAGGTGCATTTAGCCTTGCAGGGCTATGACGGCGACCTGTTCACCAGGCTCGACCGGATCAGCGACGAGGAAGACGAAGAGCAGGACATGATCATCGGTACCCTGTTCGAATACAGCACCATCATATCAGACAGGAGTGCGGACGAGCACCGGAATTACCAGGTAGTGACCAACACTTCAGCTACACCGGCTTATGTGAACGGCATTGTAAGGCCACCGGCATACGATGGAACGGAAGACGATTTGGATAATGACTTTGTTATTTAATACATTTGTATTATG